ATTCCTCTACTACATTTTTCTTTTCTTATGCGATAGAGCCAATGCAATATATAAAAATTCTCTTCAGTAAAGAAGTTTGACTCTTTAGCTCTTACTAAACTATAAATTATATTTTGGTATGGTTCCGACATTGAACGAATATTAAATTATACTAATATAATTATTAAATTAGTAAAAAAGGAATCATTTTTTTAATTTATTTTTTATAAAATTATAATATTTTTCATTTTGTTTTTGTGGGTCAAAAAACAAGAACAAACCCAAATAAAAGTGAAAAAAATATTATTGTCCAACCGGTTTCAATCGAAATATGAATTATCTGAAAGACATCGGTGCCAATGTGCTGTGAAAAATCGGCGTTTCACTTCGTAGTAAATGAGAAAAGGTGTATAAGTTTTTTAATAAAAGTCTACAAATTATTTAATGATGAATTCGTCAAATAATTGCGGTTTAATCTCGGCATTTCAATCTACTGCCAATCATTCGAAAATAGCAATTGTTATACATTATATTTTTATCCAGCGCCTTTGCCAATGTTTTATCGCTCATTTTCAGTTGTTTTATACAATCATATTTACAAACAAATTCGGTTAATAATTGATTGTCGCATGTGTATTGCCCTACGCCGTCTTTATACAACAATGGTGTCCCATATTTATCCTCGAACTCGGTTCTCATTTCATCATTGCATTTCTCGTACAATGCATAATAATGTCCGTTTGTCACAGATGCATTTTTTACAGGATTGTCTAATGCAGATGAAGATGCATATCCATTTTCAACCGCCGCTGTTTTTCTGTCGATATACACATTCAAAATCTCGGTGTTTTCTCCGTTTATCTTTGCAATATATCCCAGGTTTTGCGCCTTGGTTTGTTTGGTTGGGGGAACATCATGGATTACATTCGCGTCCAAACTTCTATCAACAAAAGCCCATCGATAATTGTTGTAAATGGTATTTTCTTTCACCGCCTTATCGATGCTTGGGCGTTTAACGCTGAAATTGTGTTCCTTCAAACATTCTGCTACGGATTCATACACTTTTACGATAGTCATCGTTTCCGGATTGATTTTTTGGAGACGTGGGCCGACCGTTACTAACGGCTCGTTGAAACCAGTAGTTGTTTTAGTTTGCGTGGAATTCAGTTTGGAAACGATATCTAGGTTCACTTTTTCTAGATTGTCGATTTTAGATGATAACTGTTTTACGCATTGGAGCAACTCTTGGATTATCATGTTGTCGTTATTCGATGTTTTCATTTCTAACATCAGTTTTAGTTGTTGAACTTCTAATTCTAACTTATGTGTATCACTGTTGTTGAAATATTTGATATTTGTGTTGATTATATCTAATAAAGTTTGATAAGACAGATTCTTTCCTATTAGAAAGAGTTCTAGCTCAGTTTCATGTCCAGGGAGGTCATTTACTCTATTTCGCCTAACTAATTCATGTTCTTTGATAAACGTTTCAAAATCCTTGCTTTTATTAACGGTGAAGCAATCTAACAACAAACACTCTTCGTATTTTATTTTGTGTTCTTTGTATCTACCCAACACTCCCCTTCGACTCTCGCCAATTTTTATGACATATTGGCCATTTTCATGTGTTTTTACCTTGATTACATAAAAAAGGGCACCGCTCGTCGCATATTCTTGCATCAATACCTTTTCCCTTTCTAGCATTTTTTGTTTCGCTAATTTGGCGTCGTATTCGTGTTTATTTTTGTCTTCTATTTGAAGGATTTGTTGTTTTAATTCATTGCCTTCTTCTATCAATACTTCTTGTAAAATTTCTTCTAATTTAATAAAATATTCGTGTATTTCGTCTGCTTTTTTTGTCCCGGCTTTTATACAAAATAATTTAAATGTTTTTATATTTAACATAATTATTTCTTTATTGTGACCACCTCTGGTGTCAGTTGTTTGCTTTGCAACTTGGCAGAGCAATAATTTATAATCTTTATCAATGGTGAAATTTTTTTCTAATACTCGTTTCGCATTTACCTTTTGGCTAAAACCTAACCATTGCCACACATTATCTAGGTCGATTACGAAATCGGTCTTGTTATCGTGCTTCAAATAGCAGTAAAAACTGGCTAAAAACATTTGTTGTTCATAATTGTTAAAGTGTTTTTGTACCTTTTCAACTATTTTTGACTGGTAATCACCATTTAATTTGGTAATTGGATTGCTTTCAATGAGATTTACAATGTCTATGCTCATTCTATACATTATATATTGTGAGTTCTTTATATTGGTTTTTGCTTCAATAATCAAAAAGCAATAATATGAATATCGCTAAATTTCAAATTTTCAAAAAATTGAATGAAATAAACATTTGAAATTTATCCATATAAAAATGTCGAAATGCCTCGCAATTGATAGAAATCGTCATGGTTGCAGATGTAATGCAATACATGACTCGCGGTTTTGTAAAAACCACGCATATATGTCTGACTATACAGACGAAATGATAGCAAACCAGACGATTTGTTCTGGCTGTAAAAAATCGTATTATTTGCCAGATGGAATTAAGACGTGTTCAAATTGCAAAGAACGCGGAAAACAGTCGTCACTAACAGCAAAAGAAACAGTGGTATTATGTGCTAGTGACAAATGTAAATCCAAACGGTCGATTGAGAACAATTATTGCATGAAACATCAATTGTGCATTTTCGTCGATGAAACGGCTGCATTGGGCAAAAAATTATGCAAGCAGTACGTACGTGGTTGCCGTGCACAATTGGATGCAGAATATTCCAAGTCTACATGCGAAGAATGTTTGGTAATTGAGCGAGAAAAAGACCGAGCTAGGCGTGGATATGCCCAAAAAACGACTGCACCAGAACCGAATAAGCAGATTTGCACAACATGTTGTAAAACATTGGACGAAGAACAATTTATCGGGCACAATGACGTACAAACGAAAACATGTGCATCGTGCAGAGAAGCAAATCGTCTGCAAGATATGAAACGTGACAAAGAACACCGCAATGAACTAGCACGTATAGCCGAGCAGAAGCCGGAACGAAAAGTCGTAAAACAACAATGGAATGAGAATAACTACGAAAAAGTCGCATTGAAGAGCATGAATTATAGACAGCGCCAGATAGAAGCGGACGTAGACCAATATTTGAATAAAAATGCTGAAAATGCAAAGCAATGGCGAGACAATAACCCTGAAAAAGTTGTTATTAGCAACCAGAATAGACTGGAAAATATAAAAATTCATTATTCTAATTACATTCGGTCTGCAAACGATAAAAACCTCGAATTTGGTCTATCACCCGACGAGTTTGATGAAATTGTAAAAGCAAACTGTTATTATTGCGGCATTATACAAGACCGTGGGTTTAATGGCATTGACCGAATGAACTCATGTGTTGGTTATGTCGCAGATAATTGTGTAAATGCATGTAGCATGTGTAATTACATGAAAGCGTCATTGTCAGTAGATGCGTTTCTCGGTCGAGTAGAACATATTTTGACACATAATGGTCGAATTAATGGGCGGTTATTTCCGGAAATGTTTCCAGATTATACATCGGCATCATATATTGAATATAAGAATCGAGCGTCAAAAAAGAATTTAGATTTTGTACTGTCGCGAGATGAATATTTATGTTTGATAACCCAGGATTGTTATTTATGCGGGAAGAATAGCAATTCGCGACACCTGAACGGAATAGACAGAATAGATAATAATAAGGGGTATACATTGGACAATGTAAAGCCATGTTGTGCTAATTGCAATTATATGAAAAAAAATTACATACTGGATGACGTTTTGAATAAGTGTATGGATATATATTCATTTAATATTGTACATAAATCAGCAGTAGAATCAAATAGTATTGTTCAGCAAACAGTGTTTGATATTATACAACAAGTAGAAAATAGTGTAAATAATGATATAACTGAACCTAACCAAAATTTAATTAAAATAGAAAAAAACCGATTAAAACAACAACGATATAGAGAAAAAATTATTCTCGAACAGGGCATTGAAGTGTTACGTGCAAAAGAAACTGAAAAAAAACGAAATCAACGTAATCAAAATATGGTAACAAACAAAAATAAAAAGACCGATGAAGAAAAACGAGAAGAAGCTCGTTTAAAAAAACAACGTCAACGAGCGGAATTAAAAGAACGTTATGGCGATGAAGAATACAAAAAAATGAGAGCAACTGAACTAGCTGCATATCGTAAAAATAAACAAGCAGATTGATTTTAGTAATTTAATTTATACTTTTTATAAATTAAACATGATTATAAGGTTATATTTTTTTTATTTTTATGTGCAAATGCACTATTATTTTTAGTTTTGTTGGTCCCGACCTTTTGTCCCTAACCTAATTACTATACGCCACACCAGCCATGCCGCTCATAACGCGGAGAACGTTGTAGTTAACAGCGTACACACGGACCTTAGCAGTGTTGACACCAGACACAGTTCCGGAGGAGAGCACCAACTGAAGAACCGCGTTGTCGATTCTGGAGAAGTTGCAAGATCCGCTGGGTTGGTGCTCCTCAGGGCGAAGGGCAAAGGAGTACACGTTGATACCGCAGTCAGGGGCACGGGTGTGGTGCTGGAAGGGCTGCACAACGTCGAAGTAAGAACCCTCACGCTCGGAGAAGCGGTCCTGGCCGTTAAGCTGGAGCTTGGCAGTGACCACAGGGTTCTCACCCCAGCAGTGCATGTCAAGAGCAGACTCAGCCAACACGAAGGTACCGGCATCAGACAAAGAGGAGGGCGCAGCGCTACTCTGGTCCTCATCATATACTGGTTCAGGTCCACCTTGTAGAGGCTGTTCACCATTGACAGAACTAGAGTCAGCCGCACCAGGCATCTGGAAAAGACCAGAAGCACTAATGAAGCCGTTAACACCGCTGACAGCGTTAACACCACCGAAGGCATGGATGGCGTTGGGGAGGGCATCAATAGCATCAGTGTAGTTGAAGGGTTGGGCACCAAGGGTCTTGTAAAGAAGAGAACCACCCTCAAGAGAAGAGCAGTAGTCGACGTTGGCATCAGGCTGAACAACCCACACCAACTCCTTGCAAGGGTGGTTGAAGTTGAGCTTGATCTTGTTGGAAGAAGAACCAACCGATTCGTCACCAGTGAACTGGAGCTGCTCAATCAAGTACTCATGGGGGTTCTGGGCCATCTTGCGGCGCTCATCAGTGTCGAGGAAAATGTAGTCAACATAGAGAGAAGCAGCCACAAGGGATTGCTGGTAGGCCTGGGAGATGGACTGGGAATTGGAGGAGCCGGACAAGCTCTTGACGGCCCACAAGCACTCACCAATGGGGCGGAAATCAATGTTGATCTTCACCTCGTGGTACTGAAGGGCAATCAAGGGGAGGGCAAGTCCGGGGTTGCGGCAAAACCAGAAAAGAAGAGGCACGTAAAGGGTGGTCTCAGGAAGGGCGTCGCGGGGAGCGCACACCTGGGCGGGTCCTCCGGCAGCGCAGGGGCCAGACACAGGGGCGAAGGAGGGGTCAGTGATGTAGGTAAGCTGAGTGGTGTTACCAATCATCTTGTAGTAACCGGCCTGCTGCTCCTTGGAGAGGGTAAGCTGGTTCCAGATGTGCATCCAGTCACCATATTGGCGGTCAATGCGTTGACCTCCAATCTCCACCTCCACCTGGGCAATGAGTTGCTCACCGATGAAATCTAACCAACGGGCATACACACCGTCGTTGTTTCCCTTCATGTCCTGGTTGATCTCAGGAAGAGTCACCTGGAGGTAGGTGCGGTACGCCAAGTCACCGTTGCGGCTGATTGTGCATGTCACACGGCGGCCGAAATCGGCCTGGCCAGAGAAAGTCTGCTCAATAGACTCCATGGCGAAGTTGGTGTGGCGTCTGTAAGACACCTTCCAGAAAGTAATCTCGGGGGTTCCGGTAAGGAACACATCTTGGGCGCCATAGGCGACGAGTTGCATCAAACCACCAGCCATATTTTATGGATTATATTGTATCCAAAGAAAATAATTTTGGAGAAAATGAATTAATAAAAAATAAAAAGAATTCCTTTTTATTTTTGGAAACACCCTAAATAAATGATTCGCATGACGAAATTCCCGAGACTCCCTTGAATTTTTATGGGGGTCTCATAAAACGTCTGCGTATTCATATTAACCCGATATATTAATTCACATCATTACATTTGTGTTTACAAGTATTGATATTTCAAAATGTCTAAAATGGGTCGGCGGCAGGTCGTCTATGCCGGACTATTTAACACATAATCCACCGACAGATTCGATGCTACAAATGTTTCTAAATAATTCTCCTGAAAAATCTCTTGCCTGTTCTCATGCTTTTTAGTGAAAATATAGGAGTCTTGCGATTTGCGTACAGTCCACCCCTGCTCCAATGCATTGGTGATAAACAACATCTTTTGAAATGCAGGTTTAGACAATTGCATATGATTGGGCAGACCAATCGTTTTAGGAGATGACATGTGGATTTTGTGATCGAGTTATATAATGAGGTTTAGATAGTGTTTTATTGAAGGATACGAGTTTTTATATGTGAATATATTATAATTAAGACTTAACATATGGCGAGTCGGGATAAACGTGATAAAACCCCTAACCGCCAATTTGCTGCATATAGTTTGGAAACTGATAAATCAAATAGTAAACCGTTAGCACTTAGCACCGATACGTCATCTATTGGCGGCAGTGCTAGTACAGAAGTACAACCACCTGAACAACTACCATTACAAGTGACACCAGCAGCAGCAGCAGCAGTGCAACCACCTGAACAAATGCCACCAGAACCTTCTATCGGTATACGTGTAAGAAACATTCCCGCTCGATTTAAACCAGATATTTGGGCAGAAAGTCTTCGAAATTATAAATCAAAAAGTAAACAATCTAGTTCAGTAGTTAAAGCCGCCGCGTCATCAAGTAGCAGCTCGTCACAAGAAACGAGGTTGCCAAAGAACAAAATAACTGTTGGATATGCTACAAATGACGCCTTATATAAGGATATAATTGGTATGTTACTCGCGGGCATGTCGATTAGTGCTATAACAACTGTATTATGCAATGTGAACAATAAATATCGTGAAATACTAACACAGAATGCTAAACCTGACGACGAATGTACAAAAGCAAGAGATGAAGATGCACATGGTCTTACCCAATATAAAAATGCACAAGAACGAAATGAGGGTGCAGCCGCATATGATGTTGATGCTGAAGTATTAAATGTCCCCGCGGTGAATGGTCTAAAACGTCCATTTTATTTGGCAATGGTGTTAGACAAAACAAAAGGGAAAAAACGAATGACGTCTGTTCCATTTACACCTACAAAAATGGGCAATTGCGGGACATGTTGGTTATGTAATTTGCCAGTGCATTATTATAGGCAAGAAGATAAAGGTTACATTAATACCACTGGTTGCGGAGACTGTGAACATGTTGGCGCAATCGTCGCCGCATTTTTAGCCGGTATGTTAAGTAACCAAGGAAATCCCGACCAATTTAAATATAATTATCACCCATCACACCCACATTGTAATAAATGGAAATCGAATACCATACCTATGAAGTTTAATAAAGCTAGCGGACAATGGGTGCTTGACCAAAACGGTATTACAACAATAGCGAAAGATATTGCAAATCATCCTATTCATGGAAGTGAATATTGTCCAAAATTTATAAAAGCATACAATGAAAAGAAAATAAATGTCGAAAAAGTAAAAACATATATTAACGGACCTGCAACCGAGTGGTGTGATGCTGCAAATAAATCACTCGCACGAAATACCGATAAAACAAAAACAAATATTGCAAGCGCATTAGCCAGCATTATAGCAAAAACTGCACCAAAACTCATTTCGACTACAAAGATTGATTCTGTAAAAAAAGTAAAAATGCAACGTAAACAGTCAGGTGGTTGCGGTGATGGAGATAATATTTTTGTCGAAGAAATTCCAGGTGAACATGCGGTTAATATTTATGATACAAACACATTTTATGAATTACAGCGAACAACTGATGATGACGAATTGAACAGTTTACAGATGGAATATAATGCCATTTTTGATGAAAGTGCAGATGAGAATACAACGAATATGGTTTTTGAATGTTTATTTAATGTTTTTGATGCAATAGAAGACCCTTACGAAATAGGAAGTGGAGTTACTGGCATTCTTAATGTGTTAAGCAGATATTTATATGGATTGGACCAAGACGCCGTCAAAAACCAAGAATTGATAGATGACATAAATTCTAGAATTAGAACCATAACCGATAATAATGGTGATGAATTAGCAGAAACTGACTATGAAGTTCTCGATATATATAATGCAGCAGAAGATGTAAATGTTAATGAATGGAAATATGATGAAACGGAAATTGCTGACAATGTGGCTAATAAAAATGTGAATGGTAGGTCGAGAACCTCATCCGTCGAACTTACACCGCGAATAGTTGGCGATAGTGATACTCAAGCAAGTGAAGGTGAAGATGCAGAACCCCTTCGTTCGTTGTCTGCCAAACGACCTAACACGGCAGAAAGCAGACCCCCATCGATTAACACTGGTTCCTATTTTTTTACATCGATAACAGATACAGACGCCCGACCTCAAAAAATGCCTACACCAACGTCAAGGTCCAGACCAAGTTCTACAGTGCAAGAATTAGGTGAAAAAATGTTTCAGACAGAGCCGGGGGCGCAATTGAGGTATACACCAATTGAAGATGGCGGTAAACGATTAAATAAACGCCAATCCAAAAAGAAATCACAAAAACGTCTCCAAAAAAACAAAACAAAGCGTATTTCCTACATCAAACATAAGCAAACGCGCAAAAATAAACATTACAGAAAAACAAAATCAAAACGTTATAACAAAAAATAATCCATGCAGTGGACATGCAATTAAACATTTACACATCATTATAAAGAAAAAACGTATAACATTAGGTACACGTTTTTTTATTTTCCACCACTCTGATCATCTTATCCGTTTCTCTGTTTTACACACATTTTACACCAATCTTTTCGCAATATTCGTGCACTTTTTTGATTTCGTTGTTGTAATCGTCGGTTATACCAGGCATTCGTCCAAAATCATCTAGATAATTATTACAAGTGTTTGCGATAATATTCGAATTAATGTCAATAAAGCATTGTACTGGTCTCCATAAAACACTATTTCGTCTATTATAATAGTAATCTGCAAATATAAATGGTTTATGGAGTGGTAGTTGAGCGAGGCTATCTAGCATAAGAATCGCTTGATTTCCCAGATATTTATCAAAATCGGTTGTGTATCTTGGACAAAATATCGGGTCTTCGTAGTGCCCGTCGCTACTGCGTCTGTACCCAATGAGCACTTGCTTATATTCGTCGTCTTCCTGAACATATCGGGCAGTTAATAAATAGTTTTCTAGATGGGAATCAAAGCGTGCAGTTAGATTGGATATATTTGCAGTCAATTCATCACATTTAGACTGACGTGCGTAATCTTGCTTAACACATTGAATAAAATATACATAGTCTCTGATTAGGTCGTCGAGCCGGGTGTTCAGTTTGGTGTTATTTAATTCACGGCCTTCTATTAGAGAATCCAACCGCGTAGTTAACGTGGATAATGTTGCAGCCAATTCGTCATGCTTCGACTGATGAATGTCATTTAATTCGTGTATATCTCGAATATGTTGGCTCTGTAGACTGCTAATGCGCTGACCCAAATTCGCATAATTGGCGTTCGCATCGTCCCGGACGCGTTTCATCGTGATTTCGGTCGGCACAATGGCCTGCAAATACGCAACCCGTTTTTCGAGTTCGACCACATGTCCACGTAGTTCTAGACACTCGTCTTCGAGTTTATTGAGAACATCATTATATTTGTCCATGAAATTATCTATTTTTACGCTCGTGTACGCCATGATTTCTTCTTGTTGGTTGCCAATATCGCGATACAGCTGAGTGAACCGTTTCTTGGCCCAACTGGCCGCATAAATCACCCCGCCCAAAATAGACGCCCACATGCATACTGTAAATACCTGATATGAGGTTGCATAGACCCAGCTCCCACCTGACACAGTCAACATATTATTGTTCATCATTTCTCTACTATTGCACGCAGACATTTATAACCGATTGTTAATTACTTTTGATGCATTTAGTGTATAATGTTGGTCCAATTCAATTTTTTACAAAGTTTTGTAATATGAAATTGATGGCAGAGAATAAAATATACACTTATTTTAGAGTATGGCAGAGTGCATTGATATTGGCTCTTATATAGTTACAATTATTGTTATGACGCACGGCAATGTAATTGAATTAAATATATCACACGAGAAACAGATCATTCTTGAAAACGTAATTTATTTAAGTTTAGCGGGAGAATTTATCGAAACTGGACTGGGACTCGATTGGGTTAGAAATAATCATCGCAATTATCTAGATAAGATGTTTCAACGGGATTTAAATAATACTATTGATGTCATGCAATCCGCTGCAGACCGTATACGTCCGGCATATGCGAATTATATGAAAATGTTTTTTGGTCAATCTGCTGAAAATAGTTGCAAAATATTTGATAATATCCAGTATGATAAAGCATTTGGAAAAGGCATAGAAGGAATTTTAGATAGAATGCTACAATGTATTTTACCCGATGTGTTTGGTATTTTTGTTATTTCCGTGCATAAAAAAATAAATGAAACTACATTACAATTAATTTATCCCGTGAATAACACTCAGCCGAAACTGGATTTATTAAAACACGGTGATTTAATCAAATTTGCAAAAATTTTCAATACTGATGGTGACACCATAATAACCACATTGAGAGAAGCATCCACACCATGGCGACCAATAGCAGATATTTCGCCGACCGACGAAAACCAAATTAAACAAATAAACGACTGGAAAGTGACTACGACAGATTCAGGAGACATTTCGCATATTCGGTTAAGTTATTTGATAGATATTATCAAAACAATAGTTGGACATGACAAATGCAAAATGAACATTATAGATTATTCATGTTCTCCAATTTCGCACTTTGTAAGTAATAAAGAACGGTCATTTGCTCCATATATGGTTGAACGCGATATTGAAAATACCAAACAAACATTTGGCGGTAAACATGCACGCAACAAGCGACGTACAAATCGGCATTATGCAAAAAAACGATATACAAAAAAGCGTCACATAAAAAATAAAGCCTCAACAACTTCAAATAATCCAATTCGAAAAAAGCAACATAAAAACACATAGATAACTAATACTAAACTAGTTCTCCATGAATTCGAATCAAAAGAAGGGCAACCCGCAAAAAACGCCCGGCCTACATACAATTGACATCAAACATACCGAACTCCTAGATAGATTCCATAAAATAGAGACTGAAACCATCCCGAAACTTCTCGAAGAAAAGGAGAACCTAAAACAAAAGATCAAAACCCTGTCGAAAAGCCAATATGACGAGTATATGGATATACGCGACCGAATCAAATACATCCAACAAGAAGTGAAAGTCCTCGGTCGACAAAAGAAGGAGTATTTACTCAATAATTCCAAACACATTTTCGACTATTTTGAGCAAAAGAAGCAAATATCCGTAGATTCAAACACACTCAACCAAAACTCCAATGTTCTCAATTCTTTCTTTAAAATCAAGGCCACGCAATCGTCGGCGGCCGACCCCAATAATGACAAATACGCAAAATCCAAGCAATCATACCAACATTTCTGGCGAAACGTGACAAACGAGATTGCGAATATTCAAGATTTCATCGTCTCGACCGACGTATGTGAAACATGTCAACGTGGAGAACTCATTCCTCAAGACGAAGAAGGCATTTTAATTTGCAACAACACTGCGTGTGGCAAATTCGTAACCTACATTGTCGATAGTTCCAAACCCACCAACAAGGAGCCGCCAAATGAGGTCTCTTACACGGCTTATATCAGGCTCAACCATTTCAAAGAAATCTTATCCCAATTCCAAGCCAAAGAAACCACACAAATACCCGATGAAGTGATTGATGCAATCAAGGCGCGTATTAAAAAAGAGCGAATCAAAGACGTCTCCCTTATCAACTACGACAAAATGCGCGAAATGTTGCGGAAACTCGGTTTCAACAAATATTTCGAACATATTCAATATATTAATTCGCTGTTCGGTATTAAACCCCCCATAATGAACGAAGAGTTGCATGAGACGCTATGTGTTCTCTTCATCGAAATACAGAAACCATGGGCGGTGCACTGCCCCCCTAACCGTACCAATTTTTTCAACTACACGTACACATTGCACCAACTGTGCGTGTTATTGGACCAGACCCAATATTTGCCCTATATTCCTATGATGAAGGACCGAGAGAAGCAATTAGAGCAAGATATGATATGGAAAAAGGTGTGTAATGACCTGGACTGGGAATATTTCCCAACCGTATGATTTGACTTTTCAAATCGACAAACTATTGTAATATTATTACATAATGTGATGTAAAAATATTAATTACACAAGGCTTAAGCGGCAATCTTAATACCACCCACCAATGTGCTACCGAGTGTCATACCGGCACCGTTTCTGGCGCTGGATCCCATGGAGGGAATAAACACGTCCAAAATGCTAAATGTGGCGGCAGCGGTCAAGGCAATCACGATGATTTCCTCAACGCTCAACGCCTTCTTGGGGATTAACATGGCGCAAATCGCCACAGCAAGGCCTTCAATCAAGTATTTGATGGCACGCTTCAAAAGCTCGTTCATGTCAAACATTTCGGTCATGTCGAATATATATTATATTGAAATAAAATAATTCATTCTAAATGAAATGAAACGAAACAGCCAATATCCGGATTTCGATATACACAAATATTATGTTATGTAGAAAACACTTAAATATAATGTTGGAATACAAGATATAATGTCGTCATTCGAGAAGAAAACGCTTGAAAATGGTTCTGCGAATCCTAAATATGTAGATTTGTGCGATGAAGATGCCCCCCTCGCAGGACAGAAATTTGCATGCCTATCGTTTGTCTCCCCTGAAAAAATTTTGAAGAAGCGCGAGGTGTATTTGTTCGACCAATTCATTAAGAACTGGGAATTTTCTAAATCCATGGAGCGATACTTCGAATTCATCCATTTCGTTGCGTATAAACACAACATGAATGTAGAGACGCTTATCGCGGATTTCAATGATTTCGTAAAGGAGGAATCAACAAAGCTAAAGAAAAGCGGCATTGAGGATGATTATAAGAATTTTATGGACAAGCAAGAAGACGCGCTGAATGAAAAATTCAACCGAGAGCATTCCTTCCAAACATCAGTGCGTGGTCTCAAGGTGCGTGGTGTATTTGCATCTCAAGAAGAGGCCGAAAACAAGTGCAAGAAGTTGCGTGAGCATGACCCCAATCACGATATTTTCGTAGGTCCAGTGGGTGTGTGGATTCCATGGGACCCTGATGCGTATAAGACTGGTCGCGTAGAACACATGGAAGAAGAGTTGAACGCATTGCATAAGGAGAAGATGAAGAACGAGGAGATGGCAAAGAAGGAGTTCGAAGAGCGCGTGCGCGAAACAAAGAAGAAGGCGATTATGGAGAATATCGAGAAGGCGAAGGCGAGCGGAAACGTCCTCACACAAACAATGGACGCCGATGGAAATCTAGTCGGTGTAAAGGAGACGGTGAATTTCGAAGAGCGCGATGTGGCCGATGCTGAATCTACCAAACTGCGCAATGAGTTATTACTTGAACAGCACAGCAGTCCCGCGGATTCACTCGAGAATGTCGATTAACATACCCACAACAACAATACAAAATAAACTGATAACAATATAAAAAATTATGATGTATTTATTGTAATACATCATATGACAACATTTTGCGATATAATATACAGAAAATATATTCTGGCCGATGCACAACATGCAGAATTCTTAACATTGGGGTATATTACAAGCCCTCAATATTTTACAGCCAATATGTCGAGGGCAAATACTCGATACCACGATATTATTTATGCGTTATATTCCATATTTATATCGATTTATGTTCATTCGCGTGCGAATTATGTAAATGCGAAATATGCATATATTAAAAATACGCTTGACAATCCGTTTTACACCGCCGAACATAAAGCCGAATTCATCAACAAGTTTCGCGATGCACAACGACACTATCGAGCTCTATGTAAATTCGCTTATAAATGGAAATTGAATCGAGCAACATATGCGATTAAACACGATTTATTGTTGAACCCCATTGAACCCGACCAATATTTTGTGTTGCCATTATTGCATGCTGGAAAAAAATACTTGTTTACGAAAAGCGACCTGACGAATATTGTTGAAACTGCATTAACCCATTCGCCGTATATTTACGCAGAGCCATTACCGATTAAGAACCCATACAACAATTTGGTATTCGATAAGTCTCATTTGTACACGATTTATTTCTTCATGAAACATCGCATGTTTACTTTGCCGACCGTGTTTCATCAATATTTTCTGTATAATTTTCATTTGAAATTGTTTCGTGATAATAATGAGGCATTTATTCGAAAAATGCACATCAGTTCGATGATAAAGACGAATAATACGGCTATTCGTCGCCGGGATATAAACACCATGATTCGCCAGTATAATGACCACTGTATTAGTACGACCAAAAAAATATATATTGACCCGGATTTTCCAAATGACGTATTATTTCGCGCAATGACGCCGTATTTGCATTTATTTTACACTTCTACCTATTCTTTGGACATTGCAGAAAAAGGGACTGCAATGAACAATTTGAAATATCAATTGTCGAGGTTTCATAAAATATCACCTACATTTGGTCGCAAATTTATTAAAATGCGATTTGGAAAAATAAAATTGCTACCGCTGGAATATGTATACGACATGCGATATGCCCAATATGTAACCCTGCCATTTTCGAAGAATTATGATACGTGTCATACCACCATTATTGAAGACAATCCGGATGAAGAAAAGGATTCTGGTATGTCATTTTATCCAATGTTACCACACAGTACGTTGGTTCCGCATGTTGACGACGATGATAATATCAATGATGATGATGATGATGATGATGATGATGATGATGATGATGGCGGCGGCAATATTAACCCTCTTATTGCGAACAATAATGACGACGATGCTGACGCAGAAACGTTAAGTATGTTGCGCGATGTCGATGAAGAAGTCGATGAAGAAGTCGATGAAGATAGCGATGATGTAAGTGACAATGTCCATGAATCGAGTACTCACGAGGACTCGGTTCATGAGGATGATTTGGCTATACATATGGAAATCGCAACGTCTGGTTCAAATACAGACTATGATAGCGATTGATACAACATAACCAACGCCGGTTTACCATTTTG